AACAATGCTTGATGCTTGTTCTGCATTAATGATAGAGTTTGGCTGTACAGTTGTATTAGTACATCATACTGGCGTATCAACTGAATCACAGCACAGAGCCAGAGGATCGTCAGCATGGCGTGGGGCGTTGGACATTGAAATCAGCATAGTTCCTGGGGATGAAAACAAGCCTATGCAAATAGCACAAAAGAAATCAAAAGATGCCGAGTTGGCACATACTATTTATACTGAATTAGAATCAGTAGCAATTGAGGGATGGTTTGATGAGGATGGGGAGCAGGTATGCAGTGCTGTTTTAGTTCGAGTTGATGCGCCCATAGTTGATAAGAAAGAGTCAAAATTAAGTAGTCATATGAAGCTATTTGATAGAGCATGGTTTCATGGTGGAGCGGAAGTTTATGATGATAAGCCTTATGTAAGTCGATCAGCATTTCTTGATTTATTATCAAAAGATGGAACAAATTCATCGACCGCTGTTAATTATTTGAAGCCATCAACTACTAATGGAGTCATTAATATGCTTTTGAACGCTGAAATCATAGAAACGCATCAAAGTGGATGGTGGATTATTAGTGATAATTTTGCCTCACAGATGATGTTAAAGAAATCAACAACTTAGGCTACCGACTGACCGACTAAATTGGTGCTTTTTAGTCAGTCGGTCGATTTTGACAAAAACAAACGCAAACGACCGACTAGACTACACATTCTTAAGAATGTAGTCAGTCAGTCGGTCGGTAAGTTTGTAGAAATTTATTGAACGGTTAAGACGAACATGAAAAGAAGGATGACTAACTGGTACTTAATGCCAATTGCTTTTTTGATTGGGGTGTTTATATTTTTTATAGGATGTGTAAAATGTTTGTGGTCTTGGAAATTCTAGGTTGGGGATTAATTGGGTATTTTGTAGTTACCTGGATTTATTACGAACTCTATCGTGAATGGTGATTGATAATGAGTGATGAAGAATACTTTGGGTTAATGTGTGAAAAGATGAACAAATCGCCAACTGAAGGGCAACTAGAGGCGTTTTTAAATGAAATGAATACTAGCACTAGGGTTAAAGCTTTTATCTTGGCTATGGAGTTGTAATGAAACATAACCATTATTTTAAAAAGACAGTGCATTTAGATGCAGTTGATGTGTACAGAGTGTTGGAATTGTTTAATGTGACCAACCCATGTTTGCAACATGCAATTAAAAAACTGCTGTGCGCTGGTGGTAGAGGTGCAAAGGATATGGAGCAAGATGTTCAAGAAGCAATGGATACGTTAGAACGTTGGCAGGACATGCAAGTGGAGGATGAGTTAAGATGAAAATGCCTCCAATAAATTTGTTTAGTGTTCCAAAGCAAACAAAAATATGTAAGCATAAATACCAAGCAACGTATGTTTCTTGGAGAAAAAAAGTATGTATTGATTGTGGTTTTGAACAACCTCTGTATGATATTGAAATACAACATCAAAGGTAAATACGTTGGGTAATGCCCAATGCAAAGTCTCAAATTGAGACATAGAGAGAATTATGGCAACAATAGACGGTAAAAAAACAGGAGGAGGAAGCCGTAAAGGCGTTCCTAACAAAGCAACTGCTGATATTAAAGCAATGATAAATAATGCGCTTCATCTTGTTGGCGGAGAAGATTATTTAGTGCGCCAGGCTGGTGAAAATCCAGTTGCTTTTATGGGGTTAATTGGAAAGATATTGCCAAAACAAGTTGATCTTGATGCAAATGTTAATGGGAATCTTACAATAGCAAGCATAACAAGAAGAATAATTGATCCAAAGGATTTAGATTGCTAAACATTGAGATTGATACGCCAAGATCATTTAAACCTTTATTAGCTAAAGCTAGGTACAAAGGAGTTCACGGAGGCAGAGGTAGTGGCAAATCACACTTTTTTGCTGAATACATTATTGAAAGATGCTTGATTGAAAAAACAAATATTGTTTGTATTCGTGAGGTACAAAAATCATTATCTCAGTCAGTTAAAAAATTATTAGAATCTAAAATAGAAGATTTAGAAGTTGAAAAGTTTTTTGAAGTACAAGAATCTCAAATCAAATGCACAAATGGTGGTTTAATTATATTTCAGGGTATGCAAAATCATACCGCTGATTCTATTAAAAGTTTAGAGGGATTTAATATTGCATGGGTTGAAGAAGCACAAAGCCTTAGTCAAAGATCATTAGATTTATTAAGACCTACTATTCGTGCGCCAGATTCTGAATTACTTTTTTCATGGAATCCTAGCCAACCAACAGACCCAATAGATTTATTGCTGCGTGGTGACAAACTACCCAAAGATGCCATAGTTGTACAAGCCAACTATCTTGATAATCCTTGGTTGCCAAATGTATTGCTTGATGAAATGAATTTTGATCGTGAGCGAGATCATGACAAATATTTACACGTGTGGCTTGGAGAATACAACAACAAATCTGAGTCAAGGGTTTATAAAAACTGGGTGGTAGAGGAGTTTGATCGCCCTGCTGGTACAATATACAGACTTGGCGCTGATTGGGGTTTTGCTAACGACCCAACTGCATTAATACGTTGCTCAATTGATGAGAATAGATTATACATAGATTATGAAGCTGTTATGGTGGGTTGCGAGATCGTCAACACACCTGATCTATTTCGCAGGATACCAGAAAGCGACAAATGGTTTATAACTGCGGATAGTAGCAGGCCAGAAACAATCAGTCACATGATGAATAATGGTTTTAACAAAATTAATGGTAGCGTTAAGGGTGCAGGCTCGGTTGCTGATGGTGTGGAGTTTTTAAAGTCGTTTGATATAGTTGTACATCCTCGTTGTCATGAAACCATCAGAGAATTGACAACGTACAGCTACAAGACTGATCCACTAACCAATAGAATACTTCCTATACTGGAAGATAAGAATAACCATATCATGGACGCTCTGCGCTATGCTTGTGAAGGCATTAGAAACGTGCGTAAGAAGAAAGAACCTAAACGCACAGGATATGTTGGAAGCGGAAGCTGGATGTGATATTATGCACAAAAATCTTACTTGGACTTGACAAATGGCAGAAGATAAAGTAATTGAACGAGCGCAAAAACGATTTAACCTTGCTGCTGATTTAGAAAGTGAAGGGCGCATCGAGCGCCTTGACGATATTAAGTTTGTGCGTCTTGGACAGCAATGGCCTGACTCGGTTAAACGTGATCGTGAACGACCAGGGCAAGAACGTCCTATGCTCACTATCAATCGCTTGTTTCAATTCCGCAATCAAATCATTAATGAGATACGCCAAAACAGACCTGGCATTAAAGTGCGTCCTGTTGATGATAAGTCTGACGTTGATACTGCCGAAGTAATGCAAGGATTGATCCGACACATACAAGATGCCAGTCGTGCAGACATTGCTTATGATACTGCCGCAGAATGGCAAGTGGATTGTGGCTTGGGATACTTCCGCATTATTACTGATTACTGTGAAGATGACAGCTTTAACCAAGACATTTTAATTAAACGTGTCGTTGATCCTAACAAAGTTTATTTTGATCCAGAATCAACAGAGCCAGACGGCTCAGATGCCAAGTGGGCGTTTGTTATTGAAGATTGGTCGCTTGATGATTTTGAAATTGAATATCCTGATGTTGATACGGCAAGTTGGCAAGAGGGCGTTACTGGTGATCGTCAAGGTTGGTTTGGTAAAGACTTTGTAAGGGTTGCTGAATACTTTGAAATTAAGTCTGTGCCTCGCACGTTGGTGCAGTTACAAGATGGCTCAACTCTTTTCAAAGATGAATTGCCTGACGAATACAAAGATTTAATTATTGGCGAGCGTCCATCGTTTGATAAAAAGTGCATGTGGTACAAGATCGGTGGCGACAAGATACTAGACAAAACTGAGCTACCAACTTCATTTATACCTGTCATTCCTGTTCTTGGTAATGAAGTATGGGTAGAAGGTAAACGCCATGTTCATGGTTTAACACGTTTTGCCAAAGACCCTGCTCGTCAATACAATTATATGCAATCAGCTAATACTGAAGTTATGGCGTTAGCACCTAGAGCTCCTTACATTGTAGCTGAAGGGCAGATTGACGGTTACGAACAAGAATGGCTAATGGCTAACCGCCATAATATTTCTGTGTTGACATATAATCCTGTTTCTTTTGGTGGTACTACGGTTGGCGCTCCACAACGTCAACAAGGCATTACTACCAACCCAGGCTTTGAATCCGCAATGGCAAGGGCTATTGACGACATGAAGTCAACAATGGGCATTTTTGATGCTTCGTTAGGTAATCGTGAAAGCAATCAATCTGGTAAAGCAATCTTAAGCCAACAACGCCAAGCAAGCATTGGTAACTTCCATTTCTCCGATAACCTTAACAGGTCAATCCGTCAAGCTGGTCGTATTATTGTTGAGATGATTCCAAAAATTTACGATACGCAACGAGTTATCAGGATACTTGGCGAGGATGAAGTGCCTAAACAAGTTAGCATTAATCCTGACCAACCTGAAGCCAAGATGGAGCAACCTAGTCAACAAGGTGGAGTTGAGTCTATCTATAATTTTAACGTGGGCAAGTACGACATTGTTGTAGATAGTGGCCCGAACTACGCAACCAGACGACAAGAAGCCGCAGAAAGCATGATGGCGTTTGTACAAGCCGACCCTGCTGTATTGCAAGTGGCTGGTGATTTAATTGTGCGTAATCTTGATTGGCCTGGTGCTGATGAAATAGCCAAGCGTATGCAAGCAATGTTGCCTCCACAAATACAGCAAACAATGAAAGCTGAAGAAGATGATGGACAGCCTAAAGTTGATCCACAAGTTGAGCAACAAATGAATCAAATGGCTGATATGGTAGAGCATTTAACGCAAGAACTACAAAACGCCAATGCAAAGGTTGGTAGTGATGAAGATAAGCTCGATATTGAGCGATTTAAGGCGCAAACAGACCGCATGAAGGTCATAGCAGACATAGAAACAAAAGCATCGCTTACAGATGCCCAGCTTCACCAATTAGCGTTAGCAAATCTTGAATCTACTTTAGCAATGGGTAACACTGGAGAAACTGAAGATTTTGATGATGCTGATGAGCAAGAAACCGAGGCTATGCCTCAACAACCGCCAGAAATGGCGCAACAACCGCAACAACCGCCAACAGGTGCATAATGTCAGAAGAAATAGTAGAAGATATAATTGAAGCTCCGCTTGTAGATGAAGTTGAAGAAACTGAGGAGCAGGCAGAACCAGAACGAGTGCCAAAAGGCGTACAAAAGCGCATTGATGAAATAACAAGAGAAAAGTACGAGGAACGCAGAGAGCGTCAACGTGCCAACGAACGTGCCGACAGGCTTGAGCAAGAATTACACTCAATGCGAAGTGGTACACAACAACAGCAACCAAGAGCATTAGCTAATGGCGCACCTGACCCCGATGAGTTTGCGGCTGGACGTTATGATCCTGATTACCTAGAAGCATTAACAGATTTTAAGGTGCAACAGCGTTTTGATGCACAACGTGAACAAAGCTCCATACAAGAACGCAGGGCATCACTACAACAAGCAGAGTCTAAAGCCAGAGAAACATATTCTGACTATGACATGGCTAGTGAAGAATTTTTGACACATCCATTAGCAAAAGTATCTGCTTTTACTAATCTTGTGTTAGAATCCGATAACCCAACGGAAATTGCTTATTACTTGGGCAAAAATCCTGTTGAATTGGACAAGATTAGCGATATGACTGCTTCACAAGCCGCAAGATATATTGGGCGAATTGAAGCATTATTAACCGAACAAACTACGGATGTTGCTGTAAAGAAAGCATCATCTGCACCCAAACCCATCTCCGCTTTAAGCGGTGCGAAGAATTCTAGCGTTATCACTGACTTAAGTCAGGCAAAAAGTATGGCTGAATATAATGCTTTGAGAGATAAGCAACAAGCCAAAAGATAAACTAACCCTATTAAATTAATTCCATTTTTGGAGATACACAATGTCTAATACATTACTAACAAGTAGTGTCATTATGAAAGAATCTTTACGGATTCTGAAGAATGAACTAACTTTTACTCGTGGCGTTAATCGTGAGTATGATGAAAAATTTGGTGTAACTGGCGCTAAAGTCGGTGCTACTATCAATGCTCGTAAACCACCACGCTACGTTGGTCGTTTAGGTCAAGCACTACAAGTTGAAGCATCTACTGAAACTTATGTACCTATTACTTTAGATACTCAATTTGGTGTTGATATTTCTTTCAGTTCTGCTGATTTGACTTTAAGCATTGACGAGTTTGCTGATCGTTTCCTAAAGCCTGCAATGGCTACTGTAGCCAACAAAGTT